ATATACGCAGCGAATTGAGCGGCATAACCTGAATCTGAGGCAGCACCTGGCACGGCTGGGACGGAAGTCGCTGTCGTTCTCAAAATCGGTGGAGCTGCATGACAAAGTCATCGGGCATTATCTGAACATAAAACACTATCAATAAGTTGGAGTCATTACCAAAGCATTATAGTTCATATAAAACCCATATTTTACAATGATATATGAGCGGAATTAACGCTACCACGATCACATAAAACAAGAATCATAAATTAATAACCAGATATCGGAATATTCGCTCTCACAGGGATGGTTTACAAAATGCGTTATCGGTCTCAGCACCCCTATAGCATCAAGGAAAAGCAGATGAAGAGTGAAGTGTTGTCCGTTAAAGAGAAAATTGGTTATGGCATGGGAGACGCCGCCAGCCACATTATTTTCGATAACGTAATGTTATATATGATGTTCTTTTATACCGATATTTTTGGCATTCCTGCCGGATTTGTCGGAACCATGTTTTTGGTCGCTCGTGCACTGGATGCGATTTCCGATCCTTGCATGGGGTTGTTGGCCGATCGAACGCGCTCTCGCTGGGGTAAATTTCGTCCGTGGGTACTGTTTGGCGCACTGCCATTCGGGATCGTCTGTGTACTGGCCTATAGCACGCCAGATCTCAGTATGAACGGCAAAATGATCTATGCAGCAATTACTTACACCCTACTTACCTTACTTTATACCGTCGTCAATATCCCTTACTGCGCATTGGGTGGTGTAATCACCAATGACCCGACTCAGCGTATCTCGCTGCAATCCTGGCGTTTTGTGCTGGCGACCGCGGGAGGCATGCTTTCTACTGTTCTGATGATGCCACTGGTTAATTTAATTGGCGGTGATAATAAACCACTCGGTTTCCAGGGCGGTATCGCGGTCCTTTCCGTGGTGGCATTCATGATGCTGGCATTTTGTTTCTTCACCACTAAAGAACGCGTTGAAGCACCACCTACAACAACGTCTATGCGGGAAGATTTACGTGATATCTGGCAAAACGACCAGTGGCGGATTGTCGGTTTACTAACCATTTTCAATATCCTGGCGGTGTGCGTACGCGGTGGGGCGATGATGTATTACGTCACATGGATTTTGGGCACGCCGGAAGTGTTTGTCGCTTTTCTCACCACTTATTGCGTGGGTAACCTGATTGGTTCCGCACTGGCAAAACCTCTGACCGACTGGAAATGTAAAGTCACTATCTTCTGGTGGACGAACGCCCTGCTGGCAGTGATTAGCCTCGCGATGTTCTTTGTTCCCATGCAGGCCAGCATCACTATGTTTGTCTTCATCTTCGTGATTGGTGTGTTGCATCAACTGGTGACACCTATCCAGTGGGTAATGATGTCCGATACCGTCGACTACGGCGAGTGGTGCAATGGTAAACGCCTGACCGGGATCAGTTTTGCTGGCACGCTGTTTGTGCTCAAACTGGGGTTGGCCTTCGGCGGCGCTCTTATCGGCTGGATGCTGGCTTATGGCGGATATGATGCGGCAGAAAAAGCGCAGAACAGCGCCACGATTAGCATCATTATTGCGCTATTCACGATTGTTCCGGCGATCTGTTATTTGCTGAGCGCGATTATCGCTAAACGCTACTACTCACTCACGACGCACAATCTGAAAACCGTTATGGAACAGCTGGCTCAGGGTAAACGCCGTTGCCAGCAACAATTCACCTCTCAAGAAGTGCAGAACTAAGGAACGGCAATGAAAATTAGCGATGGAAACTGGTTGATTCAACCTGGCCTCAATTTGATTCACCCGCTTCAGGTGTTCGAGGTTGAACAGCAGGATAATGAAATGGTGGTCTATGCTGCCCCCCGTGATGTGCGTGAACGTACCTGGCAGCTTGATACGCCTTTATTTACGCTGCGCTTTTTCTCCCCACAGGAAGGTATTGTCGGTGTGCGGATTGAGCATTTTCAGGGGGCGCTGAATAACGGTCCTCATTATCCGCTCAATATTTTGCAGGACGTGAAGGTCACAATCGAAAACACAGAACGTTATGCTGAGTTTAAAAGTGGCAACTTAAGTGCGCGTGTCAGCAAAGGTGAGTTCTGGTCACTGGATTTTCTGCGCAACGGCGAACGTATTACCGGTAGTCAGGTGAAAAATAATGGCTACGTGCAGGACACGAATAATCAACGCAATTATATGTTTGAGCGGCTTGATCTTGGCGTTGGCGAAACAGTTTACGGTCTGGGAGAGCGCTTTACTGCCNTGGTGCGCAATGGCCAGACGGTAGAGACCTGGAACCGGGACGGCGGCACAAGTACTGAACAGGCGTATAAAAATATCCCGTTCTACATGACTAACCGTGGTTATGGGGTACTGGTCAATCATCCCCAGTGTGTCTCTTTTGAAGTGGGATCGGAGAAAGTCTCCAAAGTGCAGTTCAGCGTTGAGAGTGAATATCTCGAATACTTTGTTATCGACGGCCCGACGCCGAAAGCGGTACTTGATCGTTATACCCGCTTTACTGGTCGTCCGGCGCTGCCGCCCGCGTGGTCCTTCGGCCTGTGGCTAACCACTTCATTTACCACCAACTACGACGAAGCGACGGTAAACAGCTTTATCGATGGTATGGCGGAACGCAATCTGCCGCTGCATGTTTTCCACTTTGACTGTTTCTGGATGAAAGCCTTCCAGTGGTGCGATTTTGAGTGGGACCCGCTGACTTTCCCTGACCCGGAAGGGATGATCCGCCGCCTGAAAGCGAAAGGGCTGAAAATCTGCGTCTGGATTAACCCCTATATCGGTCAAAAATCCCCCGTCTTTAAAGAGTTACAAGAGAAAGGCTATTTACTCAAACGCCCGGACGGTTCGCTATGGCAGTGGGATAAATGGCAGCCAGGTCTGGCGATTTATGACTTTACCAATCCGGATGCCTGCAAATGGTACGCCGACAAACTGAAAGGTCTGGTCGCGATGGGCGTTGATTGCTTTAAGACCGACTTTGGCGAACGTATCCCAACTGATGTTCAGTGGTTTGACGGTTCCGATCCGCAGAAAATGCATAACCATTATGCGTACATCTACAACGAACTGGTGTGGAACGTGCTCAAGGACACCGTTGGTGAGGAAGAAGCTGTCTTGTTTGCCCGCTCGGCCTCCGTCGGTGCGCAGAAATTCCCGGTACACTGGGGTGGCGATTGTTACGCTAACTACGAATCAATGGCGGAAAGCCTGCGCGGTGGTTTGTCTATTGGCCTTTCAGGTTTTGGCTTCTGGAGCCACGATATCGGCGGCTTTGAAAATACCGCTCCGGCGCACGTTTACAAACGCTGGTGCGCGTTTGGTTTGCTCTCCAGCCATAGCCGTTTACACGGTAGCAAATCTTATCGTGTGCCGTGGGCCTACGATGATGAGTCCTGTGATGTGGTGCGCTTCTTCACGCAACTGAAATGCCGCATGATGCCGTATCTGTATCGTGAAGCTGCGCGTGCGAACGCGCGGGGTACGCCGATGATGCGGGCCATGATGATGGAGTTCCCGGACGATCCGGCTTGTGATTACCTTGACCGTCAATACATGTTAGGCGACAACGTGATGGTTGCGCCGGTGTTCACTGAAGCGGGCGATGTGCAGTTCTACCTGCCGGAAGGTCGCTGGACACACCTGTGGCACAACGATGAACTCGACGGTAGTCGCTGGCATAAACAGCAGCACGGCTTCCTGAGTCTGCCCGTTTATGTGCGTGATAACACTCTACTGGCGCTGGGCAACAACGATCAACGTCCCGATTACGTGTGGCACGAAGGCACGGCATTCCACCTCTTTAATCTGCAAGACGGGCATGAAGCCGTCTGTGAAGTGCCCGCTGCTGACGGATCGGTGATCTTTACTTTAAAAGCAGCACGTACTGGCAACACGATTACTGTGACTGGTGCGGGCGAGGCGAAGAACTGGACACTGTGCCTGCGCAATGTTGTGAAAGTAAATGGTCTGCAAGACGGTTCGCAGGCTGAAAGTGAGCAGGGGCTGGGGGTGAAGCCTCAAGGGAATGCGCTGACAATTACGTTGTAATCTATTGATGGAATGCCGGGTACGTCTGAGTCGTACCCGGCGAGATTGATGTTTACCGCACCGGCTCCGTCGATGTAACTTCACCGCTGGAAACGATGCCAGCATTCATGGTTTGAGTCACTTGCTGCTTTGCGGCGTTCACGGCATGCAATTGCCCGCTAACCGTAGGTTTCAACGGGACATTGGCCTGAATATCGCCACTGGCGGTAAGCTGAATATTGCCGTCGCCAGTCAACGGTAATTCAGGCCATCCCCACTGTTGCAAAATATTCACCGGCACACCGCGTCCATTCAGGCTGATATGTGTCTGACGTTGTGGCGTTTGTGAAACACTGGCGGTGGCTTCCAGAATGCCTTTTTCAGTAAATGCACTCAGTTCGCTGATATTCACCGTGCTGCTGTTGGCGGTCAGCGCCAGCGACGGGCGACGAACATCAACACGATTGAATGTCGCGGCGGCGGCATTCAGATTCGCCGAGCCACTCCAGACGCCCCATTTATGATCGGTAACCAGCGTCAGGTTGGCACCGTAACCATCGAGCGCGGTGAGCTGCCACGGGAAGTCAGGGTCGATATCAATGATCAGATTGCGGCTGGCGCTAAATCTCTTCAGTTGCAGGCTGTTTAACCAACCGGGTGTCGTTTCCATCCACAACTGTTGCCAGTTTTTCGGCAAGGTATATTCCAGCCCGGCAATTGCCGCATCATCAAGGATCAACGTTTTCCCGTCACGCAGCCAGTTCCCTGACGTTCTGACCATACCCCCTTCCCAGCGNCTGGTGAACTGGCGCAGCGCTACGCCCTGCGGGGAAAATTCCGTGTTTATAATCGGGTCAAATAAATGCAGCGAACCATAAATGAACTCGCTAGCGTTCATCGACAGTTTGCCTTCCTGTGTCTGCCAGTCATCTTTACTGAAGGTCATGTTGCGCAAGCTGAGATCGAGGTCGGTCACCGCCCAGTCCGGACCTTGCAAACGAGCATCGATCACTTCCAGGCGACCAATCTGCAACGACGGGACAGAGCGTAATGGCGCAAAGAAGTCGGTTAGCGATTTTTCGCTTTGTAGACGTATATCCGCCATGCGCAGGTTTTCCACTTGCCAGCTGCCGTCGGCGTTACGCTGCGCGTTTCCGGTTAATGTCCCGCGGGCGATGTCGGCACCCAGGTTAGTCAGCGTAACGCGATCGTTATCAATACTGCCTTCAATCAGTACATTGGTGGCAGGAACATCATTGAGCGAAAGCGATCCGGCACTAAACTGAATCTGCGCCTTCGTACCCAGCACTTTACCGGCTTTTGGTGACCACGGAACTACGCCGCCATTTACCCGCTGCGCGCTCAGTTTCCATTCGCTATTCGGGCTATTAAACGCCATATCACGCAGTTGCAGACGATCGGCTTTGAACGGTAGCGGCGCGGTCTGGTCGGTGAGATTCAGCGTCCCGTTTTCCAGCAGGATGGTATCGACATGGCGTGGTTCGGTCAGTTGCCGACTGCTTAGCGCAATGTCGACACTTTTGGCCACCAGGGTCGCGGGCTGGCCATCACGACCAAACGTGACGTTCTCCAGCACGATATGAGATGGCGCGGAAAAACGGTGATCCATCGCCCCGAAGGCCAGATGATAGTCGCTATTCTCGGAAACCCATGCGCTGATATGTTCTGCTCCCCAGCGGGTTTGCAGAAGAAAATAGAGGCCAGCGATCGCCACTAACAGAGCGATGAGAATGTAGAGAAGCAGCTTCCCAATAAATTTCATGGTCTTCCATCCCGTGAAATGCACATAAGGGAGTTATGCACGATTTACGCGCAATCCTCAAGGCGGGAATGGTTAAAGAGGTGAGACTGCGGCGGTAATTATCTTACCGCCGCCAGTGAATTACTGTTTTTCTGGTGGGAAAATCAGATTCAGCACGATGGCAGTAATACCGCCCGCGGCGATCCCGGAGGAGAGCAGGTTTTTCAGCCATTCAGGGGCAAACTGCAAAATCAGCGGCTGCTGAGACACGCCCAGACCAACCGCCAGCGACAGCGCGATAATCAGAATCGCCCGACGGTTCAGCGGCTCACGAGAAACGATACGCACACCGGAGGCGGCGATGGTGCCAAACATTACAAGCGTTGCGCCGCCCAGAACCGGTTCTGGAATGTGTTGTACAAAACCGCTCACTGCCGGGAACAGACCCAGCACGATCAACATCAGCGCGACGACAAAACCGACATAGCGGCTGGCAACACCAGTCAACTGGATCACTCCGTTGTTTTGCCCGAAGCAGGAGTTCGGGAAGGTGTTAAACACCGCCGAAACAAACGAGTTCAGGCCGTTTGCCAGCACGCCGCCTTTCAGGCGTTTCATGTACAGCGGACCGGACACTGGCTGTTCGGAAACGTCAGAGGTCGCCGTGATATCGCCAATGGTTTCCAGCGAAGTGATCATAAAGACCAGCATCAGCGGCAGCAGCAGACTCCATTCAATGCCAAGACCGTAATAGAGCGGCGTTGGCACCATAATCAGTTCTTGCGTCATAGGTTCGTTGCTTTCTGGCAACATGCCCATAAACCACGCCAGCGCATATCCGGCCGCCATCGCAATTACCAGTGAGGCCACGCGTAAGTAAGGGTTACGTTGACGGTTAAGCAGGATAATTAAGGCTAAGACCACGCCTGCCAGCAGCAGATTTTTCGGTGCGCCGAAGGTGTTATCGCTCATGGCTGCGTAACCGCCGCCAATGGACGTTAACCCAACCTGAATTAGCGACAGGCCGATAATCATCACCACAACGCCAGAAACCAGCGGCGTAATAATGCGGCGCGCCAGATGCAGAACGCGGGAGATCACCATCTCGGTGCAACTTGCCAGCATCAACGTGCCGAACAAAGCCGCCATCATGGTAGGAACATCAGCACCACCGGTTTTCAGCGCGGTACCGCCCATAATCAGCGGGGCAACAAAGTTGAAGCTGGTGCCCTGAATAGACAACAGCCCGGAGCCAACCGGACCCCAGGCCTTAATTTGAATAATCGATGCCACACCGGAGGCAAACAGCGACATACTAATAATGTGTTGCGTGTCTTGTGCCGGTAAACCCAGCGCCTGGCAGATTAATAGCGCTGGCGTGATCACCGCAACGAACATCGCCAGCAGATGCTGACAGGCGGCAAACAGGGTTTGAGGAAGCGGCGGACGATCTTCAAGACGGTAAATCAGTTCGCTGTTTTGAGTCTGCGCAACCGGTTGCGCATTTTCTGACTCGAGGGTGGAAACAGACATCGAAAACAATCCCGTGGTAGCAAAGCGGGCATTTTAGCTGACCGAAAGAGAAAAGCAAACGTTTGCCACATCCTCATCTAAATATTTAAATGAGATAAATGCACTTTTTTATATAACTTTTGGTATTTTTCTGCTTAAAATCCATGCCATTTGTTCATTAACAGCTGAGAATTTGACCCAGGAAAGCATAACTCGATACCCGTCATAGTTCATGAGGTTGCCACTGCGCGATGAAGTATGACGAGTATGAAAGAGTGATGCGGATACAAAGGAGTAACTATGTTTCATCTCGATACTTTAGCAACGCTTGTTGCCGCAACGCTGACGTTGCTGCTCGGGCGTAAGTTGGTCCATTCCGTCTCCTTTTTGAAGAAATACACCATACCGGAACCTGTTGCGGGTGGTTTGTTGGTGGCGCTAGCGCTACTGGTACTGAAAAAAAGCATGGGCTGGGAAGTCAACTTTGATATGTCCCTGCGCGATCCGTTAATGCTGGCTTTCTTCGCCACCATTGGCCTGAACGCCAACATTGCCAGTTTGCGTGCCGGTGGGCGTGTGGTTGGCATCTTCTTGATTGTGGTTGTTGGTCTGTTGGTGATGCAAAATGCCATTGGCATTGGTATGGCTAGCCTGTTAGGGCTTGATCCGCTGATGGGGCTGTTGGCCGGTTCTATTACGCTTTCCGGCGGTCACGGTACGGGCGCTGCGTGGAGTAAATTGTTCATTGAACGTTATGGCTTCACCAATGCGACGGAAGTGGCGATGGCCTGTGCAACGTTCGGTCTGGTGCTGGGCGGCTTGATTGGCGGTCCGGTGGCGCGCTATCTGGTGAAACACTCCACCACGCCGAACGGTATTCCGGATGACCAGGAAGTCCCGACGGCGTTTGAAAAGCCGGATGTGGGCCGCATGATCACCTCGCTGGTGCTGATTGAAACTATCGCGCTGATTGCTATCTGCCTGACGGTGGGGAAAATTGTTGCGCAACTTTTGGCTGGCACTGCTTTTGAACTGCCGACCTTCGTCTGTGTACTGTTTGTTGGCGTGATTCTGAGCAACGGTCTGTCAATGATGGGCTTTTACCGCGTCTTTGAGCGTGCGGTATCCGTGCTGGGTAACGTAAGCCTGTCGTTGTTCCTGGCGATGGCGCTGATGGGGCTGAAACTGTGGGAGCTGGCTTCGCTGGCGCTGCCGATGCTGGCGATTCTGGTGGTACAGACCATCTTCATGGCGTTGTATGCCATCTTCGTTACCTGGCGCATGATGGGCAAAAACTACGATGCGGCAGTGCTGGCTGCGGGTCACTGTGGTTTTGGCCTCGGTGCAACGCCAACGGCAATCGCCAACATGCAGGCGATCACTGAACGCTTTGGCCCGTCGCACATGGCGTTTTTGGTGGTGCCGATGGTCGGTGCGTTCTTTATCGATATCGTCAATGCGCTGGTGATTAAGCTGTATTTAATGTTGCCGATTTTTGCCGGTTAACCGATGAAGCGGCGGTAGAAGTGCCGCCGCAACAAAGACAAATGCCTGATACGCTTCGCTTATCAAGCCTGCGTATTGATTCATAATTTATTGAATTTGTAGGGTGATGAATCGCATCCGGCAGGAAGGTAGGGTAACCTGAAATGGCGGTCTTCTCACTGCCGCCTTTTACGCATTCGAGTAACGTTCCGTCTCCGGCATCCAGCGTTCTATCAGGGCTTTTGCCTGTTGTGGGTAACGTTCGTGAATATGGCGTGCCAGGCGCTGAACTTCCGGGATCATCGCCTGATCGCGCAGTAAATCCGCCACTTTAAATTCAGCATTACCCGTCTGACGCGTGCCTAACAATTCGCCAGGGCCGCGAATCTCCAGATCTTTTTGCGCAATCACAAAACCGTCGTTACTGTCGCGCAGCACTTGCAGGCGAATTTGCGCCGTTTTAGAAAGCGGCGTTTTGTAGAGCAGCACGCAGTGAGAAGCCACCGCGCCACGACCTACGCGCCCGCGCAGCTGGTGTAACTGCGCCAGACCCAGACGCTCCGGGTTTTCGATAATCATCAGACTGGCGTTAGGCACATCAACGCCGACTTCAATAACGGTTGTGGCAACCAGCAGGTGTAGCTCACCTTGTTTAAACGACGCCATCACCGCCTGTTTCTCGGCAGGTTTCATCCGCCCGTGTACCAGGCCAACGTTCAACTCTGGTAGCGCCAGTTTCAACTCTTCCCAGGTAGCTTCCGCCGCCTGCGCTTCCAGCAATTCCGACTCTTCAATCAACGTACAAACCCAGTATGCCTGACGACCTTCAGTTATGCAGGCGTGGTGCACGCGGTCAATGATGTCGGTACGGCGGGTATCAGGAATAGCGACCGTAGTCACTGGCGTGCGGCCTGGCGGCAGCTCATCTATCACCGAGGTATCGAGATCGGCATACGCAGTCATTGCCAGCGTGCGGGGGATCGGCGTGGCGGTCATGATCAACTGATGCGGATGGAAGCCCTGCTGCTGGCCTTTCTCCCACAATGCCAGACGCTGATGCACGCCAAAACGATGCTGTTCGTCGATAATCACCAGCGCCAGGCCGTTAAACTGCACCTGTTCCTGGAAGATGGCGTGTGTACCGACAATCATCTGCACCTGACCGCTGGCGATGGCTTCCTGCTGTGCCAGCCGTGCTTTACCTTTCTGCTTACCGGCGAGCCAGCCCACTTCGATACCGAGCGGTGCAAACCAGTTGCGGAAGTTATTGGCGTGCTGCTCGGCGAGTAATTCGGTTGGTGCCATCAATGCTACCTGTTTGCCGTGGGCAATCGCACGCAACGCGGCGAGGGCGGCGACCAGCGTTTTACCGGAACCTACATCGCCCTGCACCAGACGCATCATCGGCACATCCAGCGCCATATCGCGCTCGATCTCCGCCACTACGCGTGCCTGTGCGCCCGTTGGCTTGAACGGTAAGGCGGCGAGGAGTTTATTTTTCAGCGTGTCATTGGCGCTCAGCGGCTGGGCATGAAAACGCTGTGCTCCGGCACGTAAGGCTAACATGCTGAGGTTGTGCGCCAGCAGTTCTTCCAGAATCAGACGACGTTGCGCCGGATGCTGCCCGGTTTCCAGATCGCTAAGCTGTAGCGTCGGTGGCGGGCGGTGCAAAGTGCGCAACGCTTCCGGTAGCGTCATCATTCCTTGTGACAGTTCCGGCGGCAGGAGTTCTTCAATGGCGCAGGTGTCGAGCAGATCCAGCGCCTGGTCGGTTAATTTACGCAGCGTGGCCTGCTTTACGCCTTCCGTTGTTGGATAAACCGGCGTGAGCGTTTCCTGTAATTCTGGCGTGCTGAGATCGCCCTGCACGCGGTATTCCGGGTGGATCATCTCCGCACCATATTTACCGCGCTTTGCTTCGCCATAAGCCAGTACACGGCGGCCCGCCGCCAGGCTATTTTTCATTGCCGCGCTGAAATTGAAAAAGCGCATGGTGAGGATGTCGGAACCGTCGCTGATCTGGCAGGTCATCATCCGCCGACCGCCGAAGGAGATATTGCAGTTCAGCACTTCGCCTTCCACCGTGGCATAAACGCCCGGCAGTAGTTCTCCGATGGGGTAGAGATGGGTGCGATCTTCGTAGCGCAGGGGAAGGTGTAAGAGTAGATCCTGCACGGTATGCAGGTTGATTTTCGCCAGTTTGTTACTAAGTGCTGCGCCAACGCCCGTTAGGGAACTGAGTGGGACAGCATCTAACAGGCGACCTTTCATGGCACTTACCCTGCAGCCTGCATAGTAGCCCACCAGTCGGCATCAGCTTCGATCTCGCCTTGCTGATTGACGTGGGGATAAGGCAGGCCTTTGCGTTTTGCGACTTTCGCCAGCACCGGATAGCCGCCTTCAAACAACAGGCGTTGTTGCTCTGCTTCCGGCAACATGCTGTTTTCACGCAGGTACATGCCTGCATTTTGCCGCTGACGCTGGGCTTCGTAAAGAATGAGGCTGAGGCAACGGAAACATTCAGCGACTGCACCATGCCGATCATCGGAATGATGATGTCCTGATCCGCCAGGGCCAATGCTTCCTGCGTGATGCCCGTTTTCTCCTGTCCCATCAAAATGCAGGTCGGGCGAGTGTAATCAATTTCGCGGAAATCGACAGCGTTATCAGAAAGATGGGTTGCCAGAATCTGCATGCCCTGGCCTTTGAGATGAGCGACGGCATCGCCAATGGTGCGGTGTGTTTTCACCTGTACCCAGCTGTTACTACCCGCCGCTGCCGAAGCCATGGTGCGCATGCGGCTACCAGGCCAGACGGCGTGAACTTCATGTACGCCAACGGCATCTGCGGTACGAATAATCGCAGAAACGTTATGAGGTTTGTGGACCTGCTCCATGCAGACGGTCAGATCAGGCTGCCGCCTGGCGAGCATTTCGCAGATGCGTGCATAACGTGTTGGGTTCATAAAACATTAATTTCGGTTTCGGGTGACTTTAATCACGTCTGGCATCACGCGGATTTTGCGCATGATATTCGCCAGATGCACACGGTCACGAGCGGTCAGACGAATAAAGGCGCTGTAGACGCGACCATCTTTCTCTTCCGTATTCAAACTTTGAATATTCGAAGTCGTGGTGTTAATTGCCGCCGTCAGGTTTGCCAGCGCACCCTGATGATTGAACATCTCCACCTTGATTTCGGTGATGAACTCCTGCGCCGTCTCTTTATCCCATTCCACAGCCATAAACTTCTCTGGCTCTTTCTGGTAGCCACGGATATTACGGCAGGATTCATGGTGGATCACCAGACCTTTACCGGGGCTGACGTGGGCGATAATCGGGTCGCCAGGAATAGGGCGGCAGCATTTCGCAAAGGTGATCAGCACGCCATCGGCACCTTTAATGGGCAGATGTCCGTGGCTTTGGGTTGCCGGTGGAATGGAGGCGTCCCCATGTTGCAGATTTTTCGCGACCACCACGCTCATTGCGTTACCAAGTCCGATTTCTGCCAGCAGATCGTCAAGCGTTGCCAGCTTCATGCGATCCAGCTCGCGCTGAATATTTTCCTGCGGGATTTCATTCAGCTTACGGCTACCACCCAAAGCATGGTTGAGCAGACGACGGCCCAGGCTTACAGAATCATCACGCTTGAGGTTTTTCAGCAACTGACGAATTTTGGCGCGCGCTTTCGAGCTAACGACAAAGTTCAGCCAAGCGGCATTCGGGCGAGCGCCCGGAGCGGTAATGATTTCAACGGTTTGACCGCTGGTAAGCGGCTGCGACAGCGGGTAAGGCTGGCGGTCAACGCGTGCGCCCACGCAGGCATGACCGATATCGGTATGCACTGCATAAGCGAAGTCGACGGGCGTTGCACCGGCAGGCAGCTCGACAATGCGCCCTTCCGGTGTGAAAACGTAAATCTCATCCGGGAAGAGATCGGATTTAACGCTCTCGATAAATTCAAACGAACTACCGGCGCTCTGTTGCAGCTCCAGCAGGCTTTGCATCCAGCGCTGGGCGCGGATTTGTGCGGTAGTACTGGTTTCGCCGTGCTCTTTATAAGCCCAGTGCGCGGCAACACCCATCTCCGCCATCTGATCCATATCTTCGGTACGGATCTGGACCTCAACCGGCACGCCGTGCGGGCCAATCATCGAGGTGTGCAACGACTGATAGCCGTTCGCTTTTGGAATGGCGATATAGTCTTTCACGCGGCCCGGACGCGGCTTGTACAGGCTGTGCATCTGGCCCAGCACGCGATAACAGGTGTCAGAATCATTGACGATCACGCGGAAAGCGTAGATGTCCATGATTGAGTGAAAACGCTGCTCTTTGAGCACCATTTTGCAGTAAATCGAATAAAGATGCTTTTCGCGACCACTGACGCGGCACGGTATTCCCGCTTCCTGCAAACGCCCTTCGATTTCAGAGAGGATTTTTTGGATCATCTCTTTACGGTTGCCGCGCGCGGCTTTCACCACTTCTTTAATTACGCGGTAACGATTGGGATACAGCGCCTCAAAACCCAGCTCTTCGAGTTCGGTTTTAATGTGGTGGATACCTAAACGGTGCGCCAGCGGGCTGTAAATTTCGAGAGTTTCACGGGCGATGCGGCGACGTTTGTCCGGGCGAAGTGAGCCCAGCGTGCGCATGTTGTGGGTACGGTCGGCAAGTTTGATGAGGATGACGCGGATATCCTGCACCATCGCCATAATCATCTTGCGAAAGTTTTCGGCCTGCGCCTCTTTCTTATCGCGGAACTTGAGTTTATCAAGTTTCGACACCCCCTCTACCAGCTCGGCGACGCTTTTACCAAAAAGCTGTTCCATATCCTGGTAGGTGGCGGGAGTATCTTCAATCACGTCATGCAGCAGCGCCGCCATCAGCGTTTCATAGTCGAGTTTCATCTCGGCCAGAATGCAGGCAACCGCTACCGGGTGCGTGATATAGGGTTCACCGCTTGAACGTGTTTGCCCCTCGTGAGCATCACGTGCAACGAGATACGCCTGCCGCAGACGCTTGATTTGGTCTTCCGGCAGGTAGGTTTGAATCAGTTGATTCAGGCTTTCAAACAGATACAAGGGCGACCCGCTTTGTGATTAACGACGACCTTCAGCAATAGCGGTAACGGCTTGTAATTCAGCGGCTTCCTGCTCTTGCTGTTCCTGGCGTTCGCGAACGTCGAGGATCTGGTTGTTGATCAGACCTTCTTCGATTTCGCGCAGCGCGATTACAGTGGTTTTATCGTTTTCTTCCGGTACCAGCGGATCCTTTCCGCCTACCTGCATCTGACGAGCGCGACGCGCGGCGACCAGTACCAGGTCAAAACGGTTACCAATTTTCTCTACAGCGTCCTGAACAGTTACGCGTGCCATACTTAAAAAGCTCCACAGGTGAAGAAATGACTGGGCATGATACTGAAATCAGGTTCAGTCTGCCAACAATTTGCTGATTAAAGCGTCATGACGCTGCTTTTGGCGGCTCATGCGCAGACGTTCGGCGCGAATAATGGTCTTCAAATCGGTCAACGCGGTATCGAAGTCATCATTCACAATCAGGTAATCATATTCGGCGTAATGGCTCATTTCTGCAACAGCTTGCGCCATACGCTTTGCAATGACCTCTTCGCTGTCCTGACCGCGACCGCGTAGACGGCGGTCCAGTTCAATTTTAGACGGCGGTAAAATAAAGATACTCCGCGCGTGCGGCATCTTCTGGCGAATTTGCTGCGCGCCCTGCCAGTCGATATCGAGAAAAACATCGACACCGGTCGCCAGTACTTGCTCAATGGCCTCACGCGAAGTGCCATAGTAATTACCAAAAACTTCTGCGTGTTCGAGGAACGCATCTCTGCTAATCATTTCTTTAAATTCATCATGATTAACAAAGAAATAATGTTCACCGTGGACTTCACCAGGACGCGGTTGGCGTGTGGTGTGTGAAACAGAAACCTGGGTGTCATACAACGGTTGGGTTTTTAATAAAGCCTGAATCAGGCTGGATTTACCCGCGCCACTGGGGGCAGAAACAATATAAAGCGTGCCTTGAGCCATGAGTATCTTTCGTATGTGATTAGCGAAATAAAGCCTACATACGAGCTTATTATACACGGCGCGGCCATGTGACGTAGCCCTTGCTCACACTTTTTGCGCAAAGTTGTTGCGTTTTGCGTAGCTGCTTCCGCATTTGCCTGTCATTCACTGCAATAAAGACGATTTTCAGGAAGCGTCCTCGCAGACTCCGTTTTTGCCACTCGGCTTTGCTTTCATCACGTTGTATATCTGCCTGACTACCTACAGCGGAGGTGATGATGAAAGTATGGATGGCGATATTAATAAGTATCTTGTGCTGGCAATCATCTGTGTGGGCGGTCTGTCCGGCCTGGTCGCCAGCCAGAGCACAGGAAGAAATTTCCCGCCTGCAACAGCAAATAAAACAGTGGGACGATGACTACTGGAAGGAAGGAAAAAGTGAGGTGGAAGACGGTGTTTACGATCAGTTAAGCGCCCGTCTTACGCAGTGGCAACGCTGCTTTGGGAGCGAGCCCCGCGACGTGATGATGCCGCCTTTAAATGGTGCGGTTATGCATCCGGTTGCCCATACGGGTGTACGCAAAATGGTGGATAAAAACGCATTAAGTCTGTGGATGCGAGAACGTAGCGATCTTTGGGTGCAGCCAAAAGTTGATGGCGTTGCGGTAACCNTGGTTTATCGGGACGGGAAACTGAACAAAGCAATCAGTCGCGGTAATGGCCTGAAAGGCGAGGACTGGACGCAGAAAGTTAGCTTAATTTCCGCTGTGCCGCAAACCGTTAGCGGGCCTTTAGCCAACAGTACGCTTCAGGGGGAAATATTTCTCCAGCGCGAGGGGCATATCCAACAACAAATGGGGGGAATAAATGCCCGCGCAAAAGTTGCTGGCTTGATGATGCGCCAGGACGATAGCGACACGCTGAATTCTCTGGGCGTTTTTGTCTGGGCATGGCCGGATGGACCGCAGTTAATGTCTGATCGTTTAAAAGAGCTGGCTACCGCAGGTTTTACTCTAACGCAGACGTATACCCGTGCGGTGAAAAATGCTGATGAAGTTGCGCGCGTACGCAATGAGTGGTGGAAAGCGGAATTACCCTTCGTCACCGATGGCGTAGTTGTACGAGCGGCGAAAGAGCCAGAATCCCGCCATTGGCTACCGGGCCAGGCAGAGTGGCTGGTGGCCTGGAAATATCAACCTGTAGCTCAGGTTGCCGAAGTGAAGGCAATTCAGTTTGCGGTGGGTAAGAGCGGTAAAATATCGGTGGTTGCGTCACTCGCACCTGTCATGCTGGATGATAAAAAAGTCCAGCGGGTGAATATTGGTTCCGTCAGGCGCTGGCAGGAGTGGGATATTGCGCCTGGTGATCAGATTCTCGTCAGCCTTGCCGGTCAGGGTATTCCTCGCATTGATGATGTGGTGTGGCGCGGTGCAGAACGTACAAAACCGACACCGCCAGAAAACCGCTTTAACTCGTTGACCTGCTACTTTGCTTCTGATGTTTGTCAGGAACAGTTCATTTCACGCTTAGTCTGGCTGGGGGCAAAACAGGTTCTTGGGCTGGATGGCATTGGTGAGGCCGGCTGGCGCGCGCTGCATCAGACTCATCGCTTTGAGCATATCTTTTCCTGGCTTTTATTAACGCCAGAGCAATTACAGAACACGCCGGGGATCGCGAAAAGTAAAAGTGCGCAGCTATGGCATCAGTTTAATCTGGCTCGTAAGCAGCCTTTTACTCGCTGGGTGATGGCAATGGGAATACCGCTAACCCGGGCGGCGCTTAATGCCAGTGATGAACGGTCCTGGTCGCAACTTTTATTTAGCACGGAGCAGTTCTGGCAGCAGCTGCCGGGCACTGGATCGGGGCGCGCCAGACAGGTTATTGAATGGAAGGAAAATGCGCAAATCAAGAAGCTGGGCAGTTGGCTGGCTGCCCAGCAGATCACAGGTTTTGAACCTTAGTGTCCTTCGTGGCTGTAGTAAAAGACCGGTAATCCCAGCTTAAGGCGTAGCGCCAGTAAGCGGCAAAAAAGCCGAATACCAGGGTGGAGATAATTACCACATCATGATTAGAAACATAGTGTTGCAGCGCGATGTACAGCACGGCGGAGGCAAATGAGACACCGGCATACAACTCTTTCTGGAATACCAGTGGGATGCGTTTACAGAACATATCGCGCAAAACGCCGCCAAACACGCCGGTGGTTACCGCCGCGACAACGGCAATAATTGGGCCGTGCCCCATATCCAGTGCAACCTGTGCCCCGATGATAGAAAAGACCACCAGTCCGAGCGCATCGAGCACCAGAAACACTTTGCGCAGGTAAGGCATTACAGGAGCAACGATAGTGGTGAGTACTGCGGCGGTAGCGACGATAATCACATATTCCGGGTGTTTGACCCAGCCGAGCGGATAGTGGCCCAGCAGAATATCGCGCACTGACCCTCCGCCAATTGCGGTGGCGGTCGCAATAATAATTACGCCAAATGTATCCATGCGCCGTCGTCCGGCCGCCAGCGCCCCCGTCATGGCTTCGGCAGTAATGCCAACCAAATACAAAATGTGTAACAGCATGGTTCTCTCCCTAAAAATCTGTCTGGCAGGGTAGCGATTTGTGCGCATTGTCACGATTGAGATTTTTTAAGGTGAGGGGAAATTGATAACTTGTAGTTATGTGAAATCGCTATTTTCTGTAGCAGAGATGCATTCTTCTGACTTCTTGTCTGAGAAAATGCATAAGAAAAAATAGGTTAAAACTGAGGGGGGAAAAGAAAGGTGCAATATTTAGCCATTGTGTTCACTGCACCTGGACCTTGGCTTACGCATCGGGTGTCTCAATCAACAAAAAGAGTTTTTAGTTTCTGCTATTTCTTCTCTGTAATTTTTACACTGTTTTCCAACTGCTTGATGCTGACCTGCGGGGTCGGCAACTCCTCAGGCATGGTTCCGCCAAGTTCCTGAATGGTTTGCCTCACCTTGCGACCCACGTCAAAGTGTGTGGTGTTTGCTTGCTGTTTTGAATTCACGCCATCCCGCTTGAGTTTTTCTTCTGTTTGGGTAGCTCGAAAGAGATTAGCCGCCAGTTCTGTTGAACCCATATGATCCAGGATCTTCTGATTCTTTTTCAGCCCCTTCCGCTGATGAATAGCTTTCTGATCTAATCCACCATACAGCCCCCGGTAACCATGATTCTGAAATATGGCGAAATCGATAGCTGTCGCTCCCCCAGCTTGCTGCGCTGCCTCAACCAATTGTTTGTTATGTTCTTTCAATTCATTTCTCAGAAAAAGACGCTTTTCGTCTTCACGAAGTTGCCTGAAAGCTTCATCGTCAGCCAGCTCCTGCCGTCGGGTCTGGATAGCAAAATAAGTTTGCCCTGCCGCAATAACCGGTTTCGCAGGGTCGCCGTTTTGTACTACCAGGTAACAGGCATAGCGGGAGAGATGAACATCTTCAAGTTCTCGTTGAGCCCCTGAACCTAATACAACCATTTTGGTGGTTTCAACGAAATGGTCAGATGCAGCTTGATTGCTGGCTTCGCACGCTTGAGTCGCGCGGGCCAGTACCTTTTGAAAATTGCGCCAGTCCCGATAATCCAGTAACGGTGCCAATTCTCTAGCTGACCAAAATTCTTGCCCTTCAGTGCCATAATGCCGTATTTCTTCAAAAGGTTGATGATGTTCGTTCATTGCCCACTCCATGTGATATCGATTGCAAAGAAAGTAAATCTGTAACTGTATTTATATACAGTTGTGAGTATCTCACGTTCTCAGTGTGCTGGGCAAAAAAACATCGCAAAATCTGGAGCAGGCACGCAAAACAGAATTGAAGTTGCGGGGAAGAAAAATGCCGCTCTGTTTGAGTGGGCGGCATTTGTGAAGGCTGAAAAGTAAGAATTAGTGTTACGAGTTACTCAATATTGAATCTGAATATTGAATTGTGGGTTATATGTATTGATATTTAAATGATTTTTGTTTTTCTTGTTTTGCTTGTGTACACGTATGGGTACATGGATTTACAGGGATTACAATTTTTATTGTGTGATTTATGACCAATTGTAATTTTGTGTAAGTCACGCCGTGATCTTCATTAAAACATTATCAACAAAAACCCATTCGGGNTGAGAGGTGGGCGCTGGCATTTTTGTTTTACGTTCGCGCCGTGGATCTGCGATTTCAAAGGCTGGCGTCATAAATCTGAAAGTCATTGCTTCCGCATAAGCCTGGCTGAATCCATAACGACGCAGCTCATGAATTAACGCCTCATCATCCAGATCCAGCGCGTAAACCTCTTCAGCAATAGCGGCGGCAATCTGTAGGCGGGTGCTGTTGGGCAAGCGGTTCACATTCAGCATGACAGACTCCATCAGGTCAAAAGAAACCGCCTTTCGGCGGCGCTTGGCAGTGAGGGAAGGTTACGGGCAGATAAGCATCAGGTAGCAGTACAGCATCACACAGAGCGCATATGCCTCAGTCATGATTTCCCCGCATAGAACCGGGCATTAAATGCCTTTTGGTTCATCGGCTCGTTACTGTCGGTCTTACTAACACCATCTGTTTTGGTGACGCGGCCAGCGTAAAAATTTTTGTTAAATTCGGCCTGACCAGTACCGCCAAAGATATTGCCTTCACGCGCCTTTCTCAATGCCGCCATTACAGATTCTTTGCTCATCGTGCGAACCCTCGTGTAATACTGGTATAACCTCGACCGGCTGCTTTGCTCAGTTCATTCAGGCCATTGGTCACAACATTCGATTCCCAACCGATAACCCCATTAATAGAGCGCGGCAAAGGGAAGTTCCCGTCCCTGCTCCATTCCTTCAATTTGTCAGTGGTGAGTGCTTTGCCATATTGGCGCTGATATCTCACACAAACATCATCAGGGCTTACCAGAACCACCTTGCTAAGACCAAGCGGGGAGTGAAGCTCTTCGATTTGCTTCACATACCACCCATCACCAACGGCGTACAGGCCGGATGGATGGCGCTTCTTCTCATTAGCCAAGCGGCGTTGTTCTGCGGCTCTTTTCTGCTCGGCCAGAATTGAATCTACTTCGTTCATCGCTATCACCATCATTTTGAAGAATTGACGGCTTATTGTACTATCGTACTGGTTCGTGAGTACATAAAGAGATAGTATATATTTGTCGGCCATCCTTCCGACCATCAAGCGCAGAATGACGAAACGGCCCCTACAGAAATGTGGGGGCTTTTTCGTTTTAGGAATTAACTTTGAGAAGTTTTGATTTGAGTAGGTTGCTAACTATTGCTAACTAAAATAGTCATAAAACGTAAGCATCACCCTGACATTACCCTGACCAGAACGAAGGCTTCCCGCTACCGACCAAAGATTAATCTGGGGTCAGTAGGGCATCAAAAAACGTTGATTCTCACTCCATGCTGAACGCCTGTATCAGGATCATTCCGGCCCGCTGGTTCCGAATGGGAATGCGATTGTTAAATACATGTTATGAAAACCACTTTCCCTGCCTAGCGGCGCGTAGCGCAAGGGTGTCCATTTTTTAGGCTCAAATATTCAAAATATAGTTTTTCCTGGAAAGTCCTTCATGTCCTACACTCCTACATTCTCCATTAAAAAAATCATTTAAAACAATTTGTTAGAAAGTGCAGGACTTGTGTAGGACTGGCGAGGGGCTTCCTTAAACCCTACACTACGAGGCTTCGAGTGCAGGAGTTATGTAGGACCTGTGTAGGATATTTTTAAGGTCCTACATTATCTAATTTATTGTTATATATAATTTAATTTCATTTGGTGTAAGACATGTAGGACTTTCATAAAAAAANCTAAATATTCTGATCTATCGATGGAATTAAAAAAGGGCGCAATCATGCGCCCCAGCTTTTAATGTTGAAAGTATGTTACGGAAGCCATTCGCTGGCTGATTCGGCCAACTCCACGTTGTAGCGGAGACCAACGGAGTCCCTTTTATCCGCGAACTCGTGCCCGCGCTCTTTCATTATCGCAATAACAGCTTGCCTGAATTTCAGAACCGAAAGTGGATTCTGGAACCCGTTGTATTGCATAAATGCCAAATACGCATGGTAAAGGAACTCTCTGGGCCGCTCCGCGTTTGAGGATGATGCCTTGCCACCCATGCGCATACCTGTAGGCGCTGGCAGTGGGTCCAGGTGTTTAACGAAGGAGTAAATGCTACTGGCCTCCGCTTTAGCGTCAAACGATTCCTCTGAGTCTCGTTGCTGGATGAGCAGACTTTTTGCGGTAGTATCATCCAATTCCTTGAGCAAGTGACGCACGATTACCGGCAATTCAGTTTTTATCTTCGCCATAAACTCAGGGTCAGGTCTTTCTACCGGTTCACCAAACTTAAACAGTACCCGGCGGCGGGATATGCCCCCGTTATGCTCAGTAAATACAGCAGGTTCGTTGTTAGCCACGACTACAACGGCGTTAATTTTCGCATCGAACCCCTTCTTGTACTTGGGATTGATGAAAATGGAGTCACCGCCGGTAATGGCTTTTAAATTCGCACAATCGCCGCTATATGCGGGCTGATCACTCATGGTAATGAGCCTGGCATCAATCAATGTTTCTAGAGCCATTGAGTCGCGCAGCGCGTGTAAGGTTGTAGCCTTTGAGCCGTCTTCCCCTGATAGCAATCTGCACAGAGACATAAATACACTCTTACCGCTACCACCTTTGCCAGTTACCTCAACGTATAGCTGCCATTCGTAGCGATGAGTCAGAACCATATACAGAGCCGCCAGTATCCGCTTGGCCTTCGCTTCATCATTACCGGCATTGTGCGCTAGCCACTTGCTAAAATGTGGGGCACTGCCGCTCAGTGTCTCTCCGGGGAGTGCTGCTGCATAGTCTATGCCGTTATGTGAGCGCAACCAGTTTTCCGCACAATGGCTGGAAAATGAACCGTCTATGATTGAGTAAACGCCGTTGGCAAAGGCGATTACCCCGGCTTTTGGTTCCGCCATCTCTGGAGATTGTTTGGTCGATGAATATATCTTCAGCGCTCGCGCGTCGCTTTCAAAGACACTGGCACCGGGTTGAAAGCCGCGGGTCATGTAGAAGTCTGCTAAATCACTTTTCACAGCTGAATCGCTGATTGCCCGCCAGATAGCACCATCAAAACGGTACAAGGTATCACTTGCCCGATGAAGTGAATAACGGCCAGTCTTTGCAACAAACGCGGCGATGCGTTCGCCGGGTTGCATCTTTGCCAGCGGCATAGAATCATACTTAGCCGCCTGTGCTGGCGCACCGGACACCGGTTCTTTCATGGTTGACTTGAGAGGTAGGTGAGTTACAGTATTCTCTGACATGGTGATTATGTCCCTTGTTGTTTTGCTTCCCGGGGGCAACCGGGAAGCGCAAAGAATTAAAGTTGTCTATGTAGTCCATAAAGACGGCGGCTCTCCTCAAAGGGGCTGCCGTTTTTTTCATATTCGTGCCATAAAATTGCTGCCTCCTGACAGTCCAGCCACACTTTTATCCATTCTGCACCCTGCTCCCTTAATTTCTGCTTCCCAGCCAGTAACGCAGTTGTGTGTGGTGGCAAGCTGACCTTTCGCCTGCCTAGCGGCGCGTGGCGCGTTGTGTTTATTCCAGCGGCATTGGCGATCTGAGAAACAGAGGCCCCACAATCTCGAGCTAGCTGTAATCCGTCGCGCCACTTATTACACCCCCGGCAGTAACTCGAACCTACATCGTCGTGTTTAAAGTGAAACCGGTCTTTGCCGCCACATACGGGACAAGGGATGTGCGCCTGCTTTTCAGGCACGTCGACGCCTAAAGCACGTAACACGGCAGGCCACTTACCNGATGCTGCCGTTTGAATCTCAGCGATTAAGCTCATAACTCACCACCTCCATTAATCTGCACTTTTCGCCGCCAGCCAACGTCTGATTTCTGCGGCATCAAAAACTGTTACGCGGGAACTCAGCTTACGGCTTTTTGGAAACTCACTCTTTGCTGCCCAGCGCCACATTGTGGCCGGGCTTATATCTAGGAATTCGCTCACCCGAGAAGGGCGAACGTAGCCAGATAAGGGAAAATCATTTTTCATATTTAATTCCTCTGTGAACGCGTCTATTTGCGACGTACTGAGAGGATACCGAGCTAATTGCGCAGTTGTTTTTAATTGCGCAGTATTTTCGTCCAGTCTTGTATGCTTCTAACTGAAGGGACTTTTTCCCCTCTTTTTGTTTGCCGTGTTAGCTGTTGATGAAATTGTTTACAACTGCCTTGTGGGTATTTTTCTTTCCACAATTTAAACTCTTCAATAATCTCATCTTTTTTCGGGTTTGTTTTCCCGTAACCGGCGTTCTTTTCCCGCTCCTTTTTTATCTCCAGCTCAAGAGATTCTCTCCTACGCTGATATTCAGTAGTAACTACCTCACTTAGCAGGGTGTCTTTCTCAGGGTTAGTCCAAAAATAACGAGCAATGGCGAAACCTGTGAGGTCATATGTGTATTTAACCCATTTGATCCTGCAATTTATAAGGAAAGTATTTGGACTATCGGCGTCCCAAACGTCAACGCACAGAGATACCCCGGCGTTAAGTTCTTCATATGATGCGCCGGTCAGTTCCATAGCATTTATTACCAATGGGTCTACCTCATACCACGGCTTAGGGTCATGAAGCGTAATCGTTGGGACACTGTTGTTATCATTCATTTATTGCCCTTATCGGTTATTGTTTATTCAATTTGAGGACGGGACAGAAAAATTTGTCCCGTCCTGTCCCGTGTTTTGTCCCATGTTAGTGTTCGTAACTGATTGAATTTATTTTATCTTTACAAAACGGGACAGATGGGACGCGTGGGACAGGCAAAAAAACAATATTGAAAACCTATCCACTGAATCATCATGCTTTCCTCAATGGTTGAACGTTGTATTCCTCGCCACGCTCTAAGGCTTCCATCAGGTTGCCCAGCATGGCCAGCGCTTCCCGCCGTTCGTTTAAATATTGGTGACGGTTGTAGATGCCCTCGACGCCTTTGATGCGGTGATTAAGGCAACGCTCAGCAACAATGGGATTCACACCTAACGCTTCGAGATGGGTGCGTGCGGTGCGCCTAAGGTCGTGAATAGTGAAGTTCGGTACACCAGGCATCTCATGCTTAACCTTCGCCAGCGCAACGGGTAGGGTGCTTTCCTGAATATGGGGGATCATGCGATGCTGTTGTTTTCGCGCAGGTAATACCCATTTGCTGTTACAAGAGAGAAGGCGCAGCTCCTCCAACCATTCGATAGCCTGTTTTGGCAGTGGAATATCAATCCCGTCGCCTGTCTTTGTGCGTTCGCCCGGTAAGTACCAAATGCCGTTGGCTAAATCGAACTCGCTCCAGCGTGCGGCGCACAGTTCCATCTTTCTCACGCAAGTGACCAGCAGCAGCTTTAGAGTTAACTCGTTCTCACGACTAAAGCCTTTTGCCATTCGCATGGCTTCAAAGAATTGAACCAGTTCCTGCCTGGTTAACCAACGTTCACGAGATGTTTCCTTACCGCCCGCGTCACTCATATCAAAGGCAGCAGCGGGGTTAACCTCAATCATCCCCAGCTTGATCGCATGGTCAAAGATACGACGTATCCAGCGCAAGACGTCATTAGCAATAGATGGCGCACCACGTTTTAAGATGGCCTGAAGCAAGGCATCAATATCTCGGGGTTTGACGTCCTTAACCTTTTTCTGACCTATGCGAGGATTAATGTCTTTCGCCAGACGACGGCGGAGGATGTCGGGGTGTTTCCATGTACCCAGTACTTTCTTCTTAAAATAGTCTTCAGCTACTTCGGACACTGTTTTGTCATGCTGGTCGGCTTCCAACTGGGCTTTTAATGCGGCTTTTCGCTCCTGCTTCTCACCGGCAACGTCATACCCCAGAGAAACACGAGCAGCCAGCTCTCGGGTGATCTCCCGGCTTTAGCCAGTGAGATAACGCCATACGCGCCAATTGTCATAACACGAGGCTTGCCAGCGAAGCGGTAGCGGAAACGCCATGATGGGGACGTGTCAGTAGTGCGATAGCGCAAATATAAACCGTTACCGTCCGATTTACCCTCGAACCTTGTTCCGGCCTTTATCCAGGCCTTGATCTGAATGTCTGTTAGCTTGCCCATATCACCTCATTGGTTGCGTACCCTATCTACTTAATGCCTCTGCCTCATAGGGACACTATTGGGTACACGAGAAATATGCGCTTTTATGATGCTAACTGCAACTTTGTGATATGAAAAAAGCCCGTGATTAGCGGGCTTCTTCTGGTTGGTGATTCTGAATGATATGAGGTGATACGCTACTCAATGTTCTGAATCTGCTCGCGCATCTGCTCAATCAACACTTTCAGCTCGATGGCGGAGTTTGTCACTTCGGCATTGATAGATTTCGACGCAAGAGTGTTCGACTCGCGGTTGAATTCCTGCATCATAAAGTCCAGACGACGACCAACGGCTTCTTTTTTCTTCAGAATGTTGTAGGTCTCTTTGACATGCGCTTCCAGGCGGTCCAGTTCTTCGGCAACGTCAATTCGTTGTGCCAGCAGAACCAACTCCTGCTCCAGACGGTTGTTTTCCAACTGAACCTGAGCATCTTCCAGCTTCGCGACCAGACGCTCACGCTGCCATTGCAGGATTTCCGGCATATGGGCGCGGACTTTGACCACTTCGGCGGTGACGCCTTCCAGACGCTGCTCGATCAATGCTTTCAGTGCCTGACCTTCGGTTTCGCGCGCGACAATAAAGTCGTCCAGCGTACCATCCAGCGCCGCGAGAATTTCAGCGGCAATGGCGTCGAGATCCTGCTCCTGGNCTGCCATCACGCCCGGCCAGCGCAGAATATCAACCGGGTTGATTTCCCCTTCGTCACTCTGCATTTTTACCCAGTTCGCGGCAGTTACCAGCTGTTTAGCCAGTTTTTCATTGAGGATCAGCTCACCTTGTGCGCTAACATCTGGCTCATAGCGCAGGNTACATTCCACTTTACCGCGCGTCAGGCGAGAACGAATACGCTCGCGAACGACAGGTTCAAGGCTACGGAACTGCTCCGGCAGACGAAAGTAAGTTTCCAGATAACGCTGGTTTACCGAGCGCATTTCCCAGGTTGCGCTCCCCCATTCACCCTTGATTTCACGCCGGGCGTAGGCGGTCATACTGCGGATCATAGACGTTCCTGTTTATAAAAGGAGAGGTGGAAGGATTATAGCCATCGATGCCTTGTCAGGATAGGAATAACCGCCGGAAGTCCGTATAATGCGCAGCCACATTTGTTTCAAGCCGGAGATTTCAATATGCGTCCAGCAGGCCGTAGCAATAATCAGGTGCGTCCCGTTACCCTGACTCGTAACTATACAAAACATGCAGAAGGCTCGGTGCTGGTCGAATTTGGCGATACCAAAGTGTTGTGTACCGCCTCTATTGAAGAAGGCGTGCCGCGCTTCCTGAAAGGTCAGGGCCAGGGCTGGATCACCGCAGAGTACGGCATGCTGCCACGTTCTACCCACACCCGTAACGCTCGTGAAGCGGCGAAAGGTAAGCAGGGTGGACGCACAATGGAAATCCAGCGTCTGATCGCCCGTGCTCTTCGCGCGGCAGTAGATTTGAAAGCGCTGGGTGAGTTCACCATTACGCTGGACTGCGACGTGCTTCAGGCTGATGGTGGCACGCGTACCGCGTCGATTACGGGTGCCTGCGTGGCGCTGGCAGATGCGCTACAGAAGCTGGTGGAAAACGGCAAGCTGAAAACCAACCNGATGAAAGGGATGGTAGCCGCAGTTTCTGTCGGTATTGTAAACGGTGAAGCAATTTGCGATCTGGAATACGTTGAAGACTCAGCCGCAGAGACCGACATGAACGTAGTGATGACCGAAGACGGGCGCATCATTGAAGTGCAGGGGACGGCAGAAGGCGAGCCGTTCACCCATGAAGAGCTACTCACCTTGTTGGCGCTGGCCCGAGGGGGAATCGAATCCATTGTAGCGACGCAGAAGGCGGCGCTGGCAAACTGATTTTTAAGGCGACTGATGAGTCGCCTTTTTTTTNGTCTGTAGAAAAGTAAGATGAGGAGCGAAGGCATGAAACCATATCAGCGCCAGTTTATTGAATTTGCGCTTAGCAAGCAGGTGTTAAAGTTTGGCGAGTTTACGCTGAAATCCGGGCGCAAAAGCCCNTATTTCTTCAACGCCGGGCTGTTTAATACCGGGCGCGACCTGGCACTGTTAGGCCGTTTTTACGCTGAAGCATTGGTGGATTCTGGCATTGAGTTCGATCTGCTGTTTGGCCCTGCTTACAAAGGGATCCCGATTGCGACCACTACCGCCGTGGCGCTGGCGGAGCATCATGACCTTGACCTGCCGTACTGCTTTAACCGCAAAGAGGCAAAAGACCACGGTGAAGGCGGCAATCTGGTTGGTAGCGCGTTACAAGGACGCGTAATGCTGGTAGATGATGTGATCACCGCCGGAACGGCGATTCGCGAATCGATGGAGATTATTCAGGCTAATGGCGCGACGCTTGCTGGCGTATTGATTTCGCTTGATCGTCAGGAACGGGGGCGCGGCGAGATTTCGGCGATTCAGGAAGTTGAGCGTGATTACAACTGCAAAGTGATCTCTATCATCACCCTGAAAGATCTGATTGCCTATCTGGAAGAGAAGCCGGAAATGGCGGAACATCTGGCGGCGGTTAAGGCCTATCGCGAAGAGTTTGGCGTTTAAAGAAACTCGCCGGATGAAAAGTCATCCGGCGTCATATTACTGCAACTGCGCGGCAATTAGCGGCCAGCGGGCGTCAAAATCATCCGTCGGGCGGTATTTAAATTCGCTGCGGACAAAACGTGACAGCATACCTTCACAGAAGGCCAGGATCTGGCTTGCCAGCAGGGTTTCATCGGTGGTGTAACCTTCACCCTCACGCATTCTCTTTTCACGCAATACCTGACGCAGCTGCGCTTCAATACGCTCGAACAGCTGGTTGATACGCCCTTGCAGGCGATCCTGTTCAAACATCAGCGCATGACCAGTGAGGATGCGGGTCAGGCCAGGATTACGCTCACCAAAACCGAGAAGCAGCAACACAATCAGACGCAGGCGCGCTGTGGTGTCTTTCTCATCTTTCAGAATCAGGTTGATGCGAGTAATCAGGCTATCTTCGATAAACTCAATCAGGCTATCGAACATGCGGGTCTTACTGGGGAAGTGGCGATACAGTGCCGCTTCGGAAACGCCGACAGAGGCGGCCAGTTTTGCCGTCGTGATACGTTGNCTTCCATCGCTGGATTCCAGCATCAGCGCCAGAGACTGAAGTATTTCCTCGCGACGGTTCCTTTTCGCAGTTTGTTTTTCTGCCATGTTACAAAATACCCCTGAAAATAAGCACTTGCCAGGCGGCACCCACGCTATGACCGCAAACGAAATGTTTGCGGCTATGTTATGACGTTATTCGGATGCGTATGTGTTACTGACGACCAGAGTGACCAAAGCCGCCTTCACCGCGGTCGGTGGCGTCGAAATCTTCCACCAGATTAAATTCAGCCTGTACTACCGGAACAAAAATCATCTGGGCGATGCGTTCGCCAGGTTGAATGGTGAAGCTGTCCTGACCACGGTTCCAAACGGAAATCATCAACTGGCCCTGATAGTCAGAATCGATCAATCCTACCAGGTTACCAAGCACGATACCGTGCTTATGTCCCAATCCGGAGCGCGGCAGCATCATTGCCGCCAGTGAAGGATCGGCAATATGAATCGCCAGCCCGGTCGGAACCAGCGTAGTGTCACCCGGAGCCAGTTCTACGGCGTCGTCGAGACAGGCACGCAGGTCAAGTCCGGCAGAGCCAGAGGTGGCATAAGTCGGGAGCGGAAATTCCTTCCCAACGCGCGGGTCCAGAATCTTAACGTCGATTTTTTTCATCATAACGGGTCACGATCTCGTCGAGTAATAATTGGCCAAGGAGCTCTTTGCGCTCAAGCGGTAAGACTTTATCTCCGTCCTGCCAGAAAAGGTGTAATGCGTTGTTGTCGCTGTTAAATCCTTGAGTTGGCTGGGAAACATCGTTCGCGCAGATCAGATCAAGGTTTTTACGGATACGTTTTTGCCGGGCGTATTCTTCCACATTATTTGTTTCGGCGGCAAATCCAACGACGTAGGGTCGATGGTCTTTTAGTGCGGCAACGCCTGCGACGATATCGGGGTTTTTAACCATTTTTATTGTTAATTCATCACCCTGCGTGGCCTGCTTTTTGATTTTTTCTGGGGCCACGGTAGCTGCGCGATAATCCGCCACGGCGGCGCAACCGATAAAAANTATTTTGCTGCTGTACAGAAGCATTCACGGCGGCTTCCATTTCCAGCGCGGTCATCACATCAACACGTTTAACAAACGGTGGCGTCGGTAGTGAAACCGGACCTGATACCAGCGTGACGTTCGCGCCACGACGGGCAGCGGCGGCGGCGATAGCAAAACCCATCTTGCCGGAGCTGTGATTAGAGATATAACGCACCGGATCGAGCGGTTCACGCGTCGGGCCGGCGGTAATCATAATGTTCAGATGTTTCAGGTCGTTGACGGGCGAAAAATGCGCTACCGCCATATCCACAATGGTTAATGGATCGAGCATTCGCCCTGGGCCGATATCACCACAAGCCTGACTGCCACTGTCTGGCCCCCAGATCAGCAAACCACGGGAAGCAAGCACCTCTAAATTATGCTGCGTGGCAGCGGCACGGTACATCTGCTGGTTCATGGCGGGGAGCACGGCTACAGGCGCAGGTGTAGCCAGACAAATCGTCGATACCAGGTCATTCGCCATTCCGGCAGCAACACGGGCAATCAAATCTGCCGTGGCAGGGGCGAGAATCACTAAATCAGCCATTTACCCAGCTCAATATGGCCCATAGCGGCTTCGGCTGCCGGGTCCAGCAGACTGTCGGAAACGGGATAACCAGAAACCGCCTGCAAGCTAAGTGGGGTGATAAAGGCTTTTGCCGCTTCGGTCATGGCTACGCGGACGTCGGCCCCGCGATCGCGCAAACGACGCACCAGTTCAGGGGTTTTATAGGCAGCAATACCGCCGCTAACGCCGAGAACGATTTTTTTACCGGCCAGGCTCATGATGATTTTTCCTGTTGGGTGACACCAGAAGTTGGCGATTTTATCACAATACTTTTGTTGTCGTGCCTTCACCTGAGATTCACTTTGCGAGGCTCTTTCCAGGATTGAAAACTGGCCGTCGATTTAACGGAACGACTATGACAGGATGCGAGCACCACAAAGGAGGTGAAGGTGAAAAACAATGCACAGCTGTTGATGCCGCGCGAAAAAATGCTGAAGTTTGGTATTAGCGCCTTAACGGATGTCGAGCTGCTGGCGCTATTTCTGCGTACCGGAACGCGCGGTAAAGATGTATTAACCCTGGCAAAAGAGATGCTGGAGAATTTCGGCTCTCTTTATGGCTTGTTAACCTCTGAATATGAACAATTTAGTGGTGTTCATGGAATTGGCGTAGCGAAATTTGCCCAGTTAAAGGGGATTGCTGAACTGGCGCGACGTTACTACAACGTGCGGATGCGTGAAGAAAGCCCTTTACTCAGCCCGGAGATGACGCGGGAATTTTTACAAAGCCAGCTCACGGGTGAGGAGCGGGAGATCTTTATGGTGATCTTTCTCGACTCCCAACACCGGGTTATAACGCATAGCCGTCTTTTTTCCGGCACGCTAAACCATGTTGAAGTCCATCCTCGGGAAATTATCCGCGAAGCGATAAAAATAAACGCCTCGGCGCTGATCCTTGCACATAATCATCCTTCGGGTTGTGCTGAACCCAGTAAAGCGGATAAACTCATTACTGAACGGATAATAAAGAGTTGTCAGTTCATGGATTTACGCGTGCTCGACCATATCGTGATTGGGCGTGGAGAGTATGTTTCTTTTGCCGAACGCGGCTGGATTTAACCCGCTATGCGCGATCCTTCGGGATCTTTGTCTGTTCGGGACTTGAGCACATCGCTGAGTCAGCGTATACTACGCCACCTTTGAGAATCTCGGGTTTGGCATTTGGGCCTGGCAATCGAGAGTTCACATAGAACTGCGATGACCGGGCTGTAAAGCCTGACGAGGCGCCAATACCCCATACGAAGCTCGAGCTAATTTGATTTTTGGAGAATAGACATGTCCCGAGTCTGCCAAGTTACTGGCAAGCGTCCGGTGACCGGTAACAACCGTTCCCACGCACTGAACGCGACTAAACGCCGTTTCCTGCCGAACCTGCACTCTCACCGTTTCTGGGTTGAGAGCGAGAAGCGTTTTGTCACCCTGCGCGTATCTGCTAAAGGTATGCGTGTAATCGATAAAAAAGGCATCGATACAGTTCTGGCTGAACTGCGTGCCCGTGGCGAAAAGTACTAAGTACTTAGAGGAAATAAATCATGGCTAAAGGTATTCGTGAGAAAATCAAGCTGGTTTCTTCTGCTGGTACTGGTCACTTCTATACCACTACGAAGAACAAACGTACTAAGCCGGAAAAACTGGAACTGAAAAAATTCGATCCAGTTGTTCGCCAGCACGTGATCTACAAAGAAGCGAAAATCAAATAATTCTCGCTTTGATGTAACGAAAAACCTCGCTCCGGCGGGGTTTTTTGTTATCTGCTTACCCCCATATTGATTGCATCTGTTCATTCCTGGAGATGCTATGCCTGAATTACCCGAAGTTGAAACCAGCCGCCGCGGCATAGAACCGCATCTCGTTGGTGCAACCATTCTTCATGCAGTGGTGCGCAACGGACGCTTGCGCTGGCCGGTTTCAGAAGAGATCTACCGTTTAAGCGACCAACCAGTGCTTAGCGTGCAGCGGCGGGCTAAATATCTGCTGCTGGAGCTGCCTGAGGGCTGGATTATCATTCATTTAGGGATGTCTGGCAGCCTGCGCATCCTTCCAGAAGAACTTCCCCCTGAAAAGCATGACCATGTGGATTTGGTGATGAGCAACGGCAAAGTGCTGCGCTACACCGATCCGCGCCGCTTTGGTGCCTGGCTGTGGACCAAAGAGCTGGAAGGNCATAATGTGCTGACCCATCTTGGACCGGAGCCGCTTAGCGACGATTTCAATGGTGAGTATCTGCATCAGAAGTGCGCGAAGAAAAAAACGGCGATTAAACCGTGGCTGATGGATAACAAGCTGGTGGTAGGGGTAGGGAATATCTATGCCAGCGAATCACTGTTTGCGGCGGGGATCCATCCGGATCGGCTGGCGTCATCACTGTCGCTGGCAGAGTGTGAATTGTTAGCTCGGGTGATTAAAGCGGTGTTGCTGCGTTCGATTGAGCAGGGTGGTACAACGCTGAAAGATTTTCTGCAAAGTGATGGTAAACCGGGCTATTTCGCTCAGGAATTGCAGGTTTACGGGCGAAAAGGTGAGCCGTGTCGGGTGTGCGGTACGCCGATTGTGGCGACTAAACATGCGCAGCGGGCAACGTTTTATTGTCGGCAGTGCCAGAAGTAATTCATGCGCGCCGGATGGCATACCATCCGGCATAAACGCTACGCTAACTTCGCCATCAGCGCCTGATGGACATTCTCCGGCAGGAAATGGGTGACATCGCCNTGATGGCGCGCCACCTCTTTCACCAACGATGAAGAGATAAACGACCACTCTTTCGACGGCATCAGAAACACACTTTCCAGTTCCGGCATTAAGTGGCGATTCATATGCGCCAGCTGCATTTCATATTCAAAATCTGCCACCGCACGCAGGCCACGAATCAGCACCGTAGCGTGTTGATTACGGGCGAAGTTCGCCATCAAATCACTAAACCCGACCACTTCCACGTTCCCCAGATGCGCGGTTGCCTGCTGTGCCAGTGCCACACGCTCTTCCAGGGTAAACATCGGTTTTTTACTGGGGCTGGCGGCAATCGCCAGAATAACGTGATCGAACATCTGCGTGGCGCGCGTCACGATATCGATATGACCATTGGTAATGGGATCGAAAGTACCCGGATAAATCGCCCGTTTTTGCATAACAACCTCAATGCGTTTTCGGTGGCAGGTAAGGTTCCAGCAGTTGAAGCAGACGCTGTAGCGCGCCCTGGTTTTGATACAGTACTTCAACGGCATGACGGCCATAGAAACTACGGTAATCGGCGTCGGTGAGTAAAGAGGAAACCTCTTTTGCAAGCGTAGTGGCATCGGTAACGGTAATCAGCCNGCTTGCCTGCTCCAGCCGCGCGCAAATGTCTTTAAAGTTAAAAGTATGCGGCCCCATCAATACCGGAATAGCGTGTGCGGCAGCTTCCAGCGGATTATGCCCACCACGTTCAACCAGTGAACCGCCAACAAAGGCGAGATCGGCAATGCCATACAGTAACATCAACTCGCCCATCGTATCGCCAACCACAACCTGCGTGCTGGTGGAGGGGACTTCCCCTGAAGAGCGTGTGATATAGCTTAGTCCAGCCTGGCGGACAAGGTTAATCGCATCCGGGAAGCGTTCCGGATGACGGGGTACCAGGATGAGCAATAAATTCGGGAATTGCTGTAACAATGCCTGATGTGCGGCGATCACCACACTCTCTTCGCCTTCGTGAGTGCTGGTGGCAATCCATACCGGGCGGTGTGGTGCCCACTGGCGGCGCAGCGTCACGGCTTTAGCAGCCAACTGCGGCGTTACAGAAATATCGAATTTCAGGCTACCGGTAACGGTCACCTGATTATTTTTTGCGCCCAGCGCCACAAAACGTGCACCATCTTCTTCATTTTGCGCAGCAATCAGCGTAATACGACGCAGCAAGCGACGGACGAATTTACCCAGTTTGGCATAACCTGCGGCCGAGCGGGCAGAGAGTCGCGCGTTAGCAATCACCAGCGGAATTTTACGTTTATGTAGCGCCGCAATCAGGTTAGGCCATAGTTCGGTTTCCATAATCAACACCAGTTTAGGGTCGACTTTATTCAGGAAACGGTTGAGTGCATCGGGCAGATCATACGGCAGATAAACGTGCTGAACATCCTTCCCGAAAGCCGATTGTACGCGCTCCGAACCGGTTGGCGTCATGGTTGTTACGGTAATCGGTAAATCAGGATAACGATGACGCAGCGCGCGCACCAACGGGATTGCCGCCAGAGTTTCACCGACGGAGACGGAGTGCAGCATAATGCCGCCTGGTTTTAGCGGATGGCGGTAAAAACCGTAACGTTCACCCCAGCGTTTTCGATAGGCCGGAGCCTTACGTCCGCGCACCCAGAGCCGTATCCAGATCAGCGGCTGAATAAGGTAGAGAAGGGCGGTGTAAAGCAATTCGAGCATAGTAAATAGCTGACTTATGGATGTGCTGGGGATTCTATGTATTTAGCTGTGGCTTTACCATTACTTTTCCCGTTTTTGACTTAAATAGCAATTTACCCGCCAATTCTTGCTGAACATCTATACTTTTTTTGTATTTTTATGCGATTCATTGATTTCTGCTGTACGTGCAGGAAGGAATCGCAGAGCAACAGTGAAAGAATATGGTTGCTAATGATTTTATTTGATTGATTTCTTTATTGAAAATCAACAATGTGCTTAAAAATCATTCGGGTCGGATTGCCGCGAAAGAAGTGATACACTAGCGCGTCAATATCAGTGCGGTATCAGTATTCAGGTAGCTGTTGAGCCTGGGGCGGTAGCGTGCTTTTTCTGCTTCACCTTAATCGGATAATCTCAACAAAAAGAGTTACTTGTGGATAAGCCATTTCGAAGAATTTTGCTCATTAAGATGCGTTTTCATGGGGATATGTTATTAACTACTCCCGTCATTAGTTCGCTGAAAAAAAATTACCCTGACGCAAAAATCGATGTGCTGCTTTATCAGGACACCATCCCGATCCTGTCTGAAAATCCAGAGATTAACGCGCTCTACGGCATAAAAAATAAAAAANGCAAAAGCCTCAGAAAAAATTGCCAACTTTTTTCATCTCATCAAGGTATTACGTGCCAATAAGTATGACCTTATCGTCAATCTTACCGATCAATGGATGGTTGCTATACTGGTTCGCTTATTAAATGCTCGTGTGAAAATTTCCCAGGATTATCATCATCGGCAGTCTGCTTTTTGGCGTAAAAGTTTCACCCATTTGGTGCCGTTGCAGGGTGGAAATGTGGTGGAAAGTAACTTATCCGTGCTGACACCATTGGGACTTGATTCGTTGGTGAAGCAGACAACCATGAGTTACCCGCCTGCAAGCTGGAAACGTATGCGTCGCGAACTTGATCACGCTGGTGTTGGACAAAATTATGTGGTTATCCAACCTACGGCGCGGCAAATCTTCAAATGCTGGGACAACGCCAAGTTTTCCGCTGTGATTGATGCCTTACATGCTCGTGGTTATGAAGTCGTTCTGACGTCCGGCCCGGATAAAGACGATCTGGCCTGCGTCAATGAAATTGCGCAGGGATGCCAGACGCCACCAGTAACGGCGCTGGCTGGAAAGGTGACCTTCCCGGAACTTGGTGCGTTAATCGATCATGCGCAGCTGTTTATTGGCGTTGATTCCGCACCGGCGCATATTGCCGCTGCAGTTAATACGCCGCTGATATCGCTGTTTGGTGCGACAGACCATATTTTCTGGCGTCCCTGGTCAAATAACATGATTCAATTCTGGGCGGGAGATTACCGGGAAATGCCAACGCGCGATCAGCGTGACCGAAATGAGATGTATCTTTCGGTTATTCCGGCGGCAGATGTCATTGCTGCTGTCGATAAATTACTGCCCTCCTCCACGACAGGTACGTCGTTATGATCGTTGCTTTTTGTTTATATAAATATTTTCCCTTTGGCGGTTTGCAGCGCGATTTTATGCGTATTGCTCAGACAGTCGCCGCCCGAGGTCATCATGTTCGGGTTTATACCCAGTCGTGGGAAGNCGAATGCCTGATGTATTTGAACTGATCAAAGTGCCGGTTAAATCGCATACCAATCACGGGCGCAATGCGGAGTATTTTACCTGGGTGCAAAAACATTTACGCGAACATCCCGTCGATAAAGTCGTTGGATTCAACAAAATGCCGGGGCTGGACGTTTATTATGCCGCTGATGTTTGTTATGCCGAGAAAGTAGCGCAGGAGAAAGGCTTTTTCTATCGCCTGACGTCACGTTATCGCCATTATGCCGCCTTTGAGCGGGCAACCTTCGAACAGGGCAAGCCGACACAGCTGCTGATGCTGACAGATAAGCAAATCGCCGATTTCCAGAAACATTATCAGACTGAAGCGGAGCGTTTTCATATTCTGCCACCGGGGATTTATCCTGATCGTAAATATAGCCAGCAGCCAGCCAATAGCCGTGAAATCTTCCGTAAGAAGAATGGAATAACCGAACAACAATATTTATTGTTGCAGGTCGGTTCAGACTTCACGCGTAAAGGTGTCGATCGTTCCATTGAAGCACTTGCTTCTTTACCGGATTCGCTGCGCCACAACACATTGCTATATGTTGTTGGGCAGGATAAACCGCGAAAATTTGAGGCGCTGGCAGAAAAACGCGGCGTGCGCAGTAATGTTCACTTCTTCTCGGGGCGCAATGATGTCTCGGAATTAATGGCGGCGGCGGATTTATTACTGCATCCTGCCTACCAGGAAGCGGCGGGAATTGTGCTGCTGGAAGCGATTACTGCAGGATTACCGGTACTAACAACAGCCGTTTGTGGCTATGCGCCTTATATTGTCGAGGCCAATTGCGGCGAGGCTATTGCTGAGCCATTCCGCCAGGAAACATTGAATGAGATTTTACGCAAAGCGTTAACGCAATCTTCATTGCGCCAGGCCTGGGCGGAAAATGCGCGACATTATGCTGATACACAAGATTTATACAGTCTGCCAGAGAAAGCGGCGGATATCATAACGGGTGGTCTGGATGGTTGAACTTAAAGAGCCGTTTGCCACGTTATGGCGCGGTAAAGATCCTTTTGAGGAAGTTAAAACCTTGCAGGGTGAGATATTTCGTGAACTGGAAACTCGCCGTACTCTGCGCTTTGAAATGGCGGGAAAAAGCTATTTTCTCAAATGGCATCGCGGCACGACCCTGAAAGAGATAATCAAAAATTTACTCTCATTGCGGATGCCAGTATTAGGCGCAGACCGCGAATGGAATGCGATTCATCGACTGCGGGATGTCGGCGTTGATACTATGTATGGGGTGGCATTCGGCGAAAAAGGCATGAATCCGCTGACCAGAACCTCGTTTATTATTACCGAAGATCTGACACCAACCATAAGTCTGGAAGATTACTGTGCTGACTGGGCGACCAACCCACCAGATGTTCGCGTAAAGCGTATGCTTATTAAGCGTGTCGCGACGATGGTGCGCGATATGCATGCTGCGGGCATTAATCACCGTGACTGTTATATCTGTCATTTCCTGCTGCACTTGCCTTTTTCCGGTAAGGAAGAGGAGTTAAAAATTTCGGTAATTGACCTGCACCGGGCGCAGCTTCGCACGCGAGTTCCACGTCGTTGGCGCGATAAAGATCTTATTGGACTTTATTTTTCTTCGATGAATATTGGCCTGACTCAGCGGGATATCTGGCGGTTTATGAAGGTGTATTTTGCCGCTCCGCTTAAAGACATTCTCAAGCAGGAACAAGGACTGCTGTTGCAAGCAGAAGCAAAAGCCACAAAAATCAGGGAAAGAACGATTCGAAAATCGTTGTAACCCGTAACTTATTTTTGCCAAAATTTTGGATACAGAATAAATATGTCTCAACTCAATGATAGTGACATCATCCTTTTTGAGTATAATTTTCATTATCAAAATATAAGATCTAAAAATACTCTTGATATAGCATTTGGTATTGACAGAAATTTTCTTTTTGGATGTGGTGTAGCCATCGCATCTATTCTATTAAACAATAGAGAAATCTCTTGTGAATTTCATGTTTTCACAGATTATATCAGTGATAAAGACAAATTATATTTTTCTGATTTAGCAAAACAATATAATTCAAGAATTAATATTTATGTTATCAATTGTGATAAGCTGAAGTCATTACCAAGCACGAAAAACTGGACTTACGCAACATATTTTCGATTTATAATTGCAGATTATTTCTATCATAAACATGAAAAAATACTATATCTTGATGCAGATATTGCTTGCAAGGGTAGTATTAAAGAACTCTTAGATTATCAATTTTCTACTAATGAAATTGCCGCAGTTGTAGCTGAAAGAGATGTTGAATGGTGGCAAAATCGAGCCTCGGTATTAACTACACCACAGTTAGCTTCTGGATATTTCAATGCTGGTTTTTTACTGATAAATATTGATGAGTGGAATCTAAATAACATTTCGTCAAAAGCTATTGAAATGTTGCGTGACCCAGATTGGGTAAGTAAAATCACCCACCTTGATCAAGATGTACTGAATGTATTATTGAATGGTAAAGTGAAGTTTATTTCGGAGAGATATAATACCCGATATAGTATTAACTATGAATTAAAAGACAAAGTTGATAATCCAGTCAATGATGACACCGTGTTTATACACTATGTGGGACCTACAAAACCCTGGCATGAGTGGGCTGACTATCCGGTGTCACGTAGTTTTTTGATCGCCAAAGCAGCTTCTCCGTGGAGTAAAGAAGATTTACTTAAACCTGTAAATAGCAATCAGTATCGGTATTGTGCAAAACATAAATTTAAACAAAAGCATTATATGGCAGGCATTTTTAATTATTTAAAGTATTATAAAGAAAAATGCTTCTAAAGATTTAAGGTTAAAATAATTCATTATGATATATAATAAAACGATAAATGGGTTGAAAGTTTTCATAAAAGATAATGATCCCTTTTATGAGCAAGTTCTAAATGACTTTTTAACTTGCAGGGTTAAAACATTAAAAGTTTTTCGTTCTATTGATGATACTAAAGTCATTCTTATTGACACTGCTCGTGGACCTCTTGTACTTAAAGTTTATGCGCCAAAGCATAAAATGACCGAACGTTTCTTAAAATCTTGCATAAAAAAANGATTATTATGAAAATTTAATTTATCAAACCGATCGGGTACGTGGTGAAGGCATCCAATCAATTAATGACTATTTTTTGCTAGCTGAACGTAAAACATTAAATTTCGCTCATTATTATATTATGCTCATTGAGTATATTGAAGGTGTCGGGTTAAATGAGTATTTGGAAATTTCTGAAGATCTGAAGGATCAATTATCAGAATCGATAAAAGAGTTGCATCAGCATGGAATGGTGTCTGGCGATCCTCATAAAGGAAATTTTATAGTATCCGAAAAAGGTTTAAGACTAATTGACCTTTCAGGTAAAAAAACAACCGCTGTTTTAAAAGCAAAAGATCGCATTGATCTTGAACGGCACTATAATATAAAAAATGAATTGAAAGACTTTGGCTATACATATCTTATATTCAAAAAGAAAATTAAAAAAGTAATCAGGGATGTAAAAGTCAAACTAGGATTGAAGAGCAAATAATGATTATGATGAAGGGTAATTAAATTGGATTTTAAACATCTTACTCAATTTAAAGATATAATTGAACTGGACAAGCGCCCCGTTAAACTTGATGAACGGGAAACGTTTAATGTCTCATGGGGTATTGATGAGAACTACCAGGTTGGGGCTGCGATTTCAATTGCTTCAATTCTTGAAAATAATAAACAAAACAAATTTACCTTTCACATAATCGCTGATTACTTAGACAAAGAGTATATTGAATTATTATCACAATTAGCAACGAAGTATCAAACAGTAATTAAATTATATCATATTGATTCTGAGCCATTGAAGGCGCTACCTCAATCAAATATCTGGCCAGTATCTATTTATTATCGTTTGCTTTCATTTGATTATTTTTCTGCGCGATTGGATTCATTATTATATCTTGATGCTGATATCGTCTGTAAGGGTTCATTGAACGAGTTAATAGCATTAGAGTTTAAAGATGAATATGGGGCAGTGGTAATTGATGTAGATGCTATGCAAAGTAAAAGCGCTGAGCGTTTGTGTAATGAGGATTTTAACGGTAGCTATTTTAACTCTGGTGTAATGTATATTAATTTACGGGAATGGTTAAAACAAAGACTAACGGAAAAATTCTTTGATCTATTATCAGATGAGTCAATTATAAAAAAATTAAAGTACCCGGATCAAGATATTTTAAACTTAATGTTTCTACATCATGCTAAAATATTACCGAGAAAATATAATTGTATTTATACTATAAAGTCAGAATTTGAAGAAAAAAATAGTGAATATTACACCCGGTTTATTAATGATGACACTGTCTTCATACATTATACTGGTATAACTAAGCCATGGCATGATTGGGCGAACTACGCCTCTGCAGATTATTTTCGTAATATTTATAATATATCACCATGGAGAAATATACCTTATAAAAAAGCTGTTAAAAAACATGAGTACAAAGAAAAATATAAACACTTGCTTTACCAGAAAAAATTTCTCGATGGTGTTTTTACAGCAATTAAATATAATGTTATGAAAGGTTAATATACGAGATGGTTGATAAAATAATATTTACGGTTACTCCTATTTTTTCAATTCCTCCTCGCGGAGCGGCTGCTGTTGAAACGTGGATGTATCAGGTTGCTCAGCGTACCAATTTTCCAAATCGTATTGTTTGTATCAAAAATCCAGGATACTCAAATTACACCTTTGTTAATGATAATTGTAGTATTCATAGGGTTGGATTCAGTCGCATATATAAGCGGTTATTTCAAAAATGGACAAGACTTGATCCTCTTCCATATTCACAGAGAATATTGAATATTGCACATGATTTTCCTATAACGAAAGAAAGTGTTATTGTAGTTCATAATAGCATGAAGCTATACACTCAAATTCGTAAGCGAGCTCCTCAGGCAAGAGTGGTTATACATATGCATAATGCATTTGAACCAAAATTGCTTGAGCAAAATGTTAAAATGATAGTGCCTAGTTTATACTTGAAAAAGTATTACCAATCTTATTTAGCAAATGCAGATATTGAGATTGTACCAAATGGAATTGATTTAGAAACCTATCAATCTAATTTTCAGCCGATCACTAGAAGCGAACTTAATATCTCCCCTGAAGAGAAAATTATTTTTTATGCTGGGCGTATCGTCCCTGACAAAGGCATATTGCTGTTGATGCAATCATTCGAAAAATTGGCCGCTGCTCACAAAAATTTAAAATTAGTTGTGATTGGTGATTATACAGAAATGAGTAAAAGTGACAAAGGTGCATATCAACGCAATGTCAGGGAAATTGCAAAACGTTTGAAGGATCGTTGCATTATGTTAGGAAGCATACCGCCTGAAAAGATGCATTGTTATTACCCACTGGCAGATTTAGTCGTCATTCCTTCCCAGTTCCAGGAACCATTTTGCATGGTGGCAATTGAAGCTATGGGTGCTGGTAAGCCTGTTTTAGTGAGTACGCGTGGGGGGATGACGGAATTTGTCAAAGAAAATACTACGGGATTCCATTTAAAAGAACCTATGACTGCAGACTCCATAAGCAGCGATATTTTAAAAACGTTAGCGAATCCTGAATTAACAGCAGTTGCAAAGCAAGGTCAGGACTTTGTGTTTGATCACTACAGTTGGGATGGCGTAACTCAAAGATTCGAAGAGGTTATTCATAATTGGTTTGAATAAATAAAAAGGCCGCATTATGCAGCCTTTTTTNATTTTTTNACTTGTTTTTCATCGCTAATAATAAGCCGGCGTAAACGCCTAATAAATTTGGTTCAATTTGTTCTACGTTTCCACGGATAACAAAATAACCTATAAAAGATAGTAAGATTATATAATATGCATTATATGGTGAGCGATATTTATTCTTGACGCCATTTTTTATACACTCTTTCAATATTGCACAGTATAGCATCATAAGACTTACCAGCCNTAATAAACCAGTGCCAAACCAGATGAATAGCGCAAAATTATGTGGCCCTATTGATTGTCTAAAGGTCCATTCTGGATAATCAATGACACGTTTATTATAGACATCTTTATATGCAACGTTACCGTAACCATAACCAATAACAGGATTTTCTAATATTAGATCGAGTGCGCTGCCTTGAGTACCATTTGCATAGCGATAAGAACTATTAGTTTGTTGAAGTTTATACGTTAGCTTTGCGGTCATCTCCTTATGTGTGAAAATAACCGACAATGCAATGATGGCAACCATTACTCCTACTAATAGTAACTTCCATTGTTTAAACATCAGAATCCATATTAATCCAATGACTAACACGGAAAGCCAGGCCCCTCTGGATAAAGTTCCTAATATCAGAAAAATAAAAATAACGCTTAGAACCACAAAAGAAATGCGGTATTTTGCTGATTTGATAAGCCAGAGATTTAACAATGCAGGGAATAAAAAGACCATCGAGTCAGAAATGCTACGGTGTCTATAATCTGCGAATGGCATTATCCCTTGTTGATAGTCCTTATAATAGGTAATCAATTCAGAAAAACAGCGTAAGCCCAACGCACTAATAAATGAGAAGAAAACGATTTTTTCGACATCTTCTCTTTTCTCGTCTCTCAATATGATCGGTATTGCTATTGTGCATAGTAAAGTATTCTCAATAATAGCTTTGAAAATTTCCTTCATGCTAGCACCTGCATCAGGGGATTGAAGAAGTGACAGCAATGCAGCAATAGTTAATATGGCAACACTACCAAAAAGAAATGTTTTAAATAGTGAGAGATAGTGTTTTGGCCGTTTGCAGAGATAGACGATTGTCGTTATTGTCATAAGAATAACAATAAGATGTTTATACCTTGTAATCCCACCCAAAAAATAGGTGGTAATGAATAAGAATACGAGAGCTCTGTTCCAGTACGCTATCCAGTTTTTTTTNCTCGAGAGAGAAAAANTAATGTTGAGGTCATTTTATCTCCGATGTCAACTTATTGGTTATTATTTCAAGATTTAAATTTTGAAAAACGGTTTGAGCTGGCAAATCTGCAAGAGACATACTTGTAGAACGACACTCTACTTGATTCTTCCCATACCCACCAATTAATCCCGGATCGGTTGGTCCATAAACCGTGATATTGGGTCTATCCAGTGCCGCCGTTAAATGGCTTAACCCCGTATCCACCGACACTACAAATTTAGCCCCGGCCAGCACGCGGGCAACGCCTTCCAGACTCATCTTCGGCAATACTTTAACATAAGCAAATCCTTCCGCCAGTCGTTTCGCCCGTTCTTCCTCATGCGGCGCGCCCCACGGAAGTTTAATCCGTATTCCTGAATCAGCCAGTAAACCAATCAATTCTCGCCAGTGTTCTTCCGGCCAGTGTTTATCATCACGGGTCGTCGCATGAAGAAATACGGCATATTCGCCAGCATCTGTAGGCAGGTTCGTCAGAAAATGCTGTGCGATAGCATAATCGCCCTGGGTTTGCGGTTTGCTATAGCCCAAACTTTTGGCAAACAGTTCGCGGGTGCGTTCTACGGCGTGCTGCTGTTTTGCAATATGATGCTTACGATTGTAAAACAGGCTGGCTAAAGGTTCGCGAGCGGTTTGCCAGTCCATGCCATGCTTTACGCCATGCGCCAGACGCGTCACCAGCGCCGCGCTTTTTACCAGCCCNTGAGCGTCGATAACTGCGTCATAGTTCTCTGCTTGTAGCGCTTCACGAAACGCTTTGCGTTCCGCTTTTATGGGGGCCGAGAACCAGGCTTTACGCCAGCGACGTATTGCCACAGGAATAACTCGCTCAACGGCAGCGTGCCAGGAAGGAATCTGTGCGAACCCTTCTTCCACCACCCAGTCAAACTTAATCCCTGGGATTGCCTGCTGGGCATCAGTGAGTGCGGGCAACGTATGGAGAACATCGCCCATCGACGATGTTTTAACGATCAAAACCCGCATCCGTCAGGCTTCCTCTTGTAACAATAGCGCGTTGAGTTCTTCCAGTACGCGCTGGGGAGTAATGTCGATTAAGCTCTGGTGATAACCCTCCGCAGCGTCACCTTTACGCACTTTGTGATAGCCGGTAATCAAACGGATCACGCGCGCTTTATGGGATAGCGGCGGTGTGAAGTCCGGGCTACTCGGACCATACAGGGCAACCAGCGGACGATTGAGCGCCGCCGCAACATGCATCAGGCCAGAATCGTTAGTGACAATGGCTTTACAGGCTGCAATCAGGATAACCGCTTGATCAAGCTGTGTTTCCCCCGCCAGGTTCCGACACCATGCCTGCTGCTCGGTATTCAAAGCGGCAAGAATCTCATTGCCC